CCTAAGCTCCGTTAATTCCACTGTCCTGCGTTCCATTTGGCTTTTGTTCTCCATTATCTTCACCTCCATCTCTAGTTAAAGCTGATATTGCAGTCATCATATTACCGTTAACAAGGTACAAATCTCCTCCCATATCTTCTGGAATTGGATTTAAATCCTCAAATTCTCTCACATCATTGGCACTATACCAGCCATTTTGTCTTCCTACTGCATAACCATCCATTCTTGTTTTAAAATCTCCACGTAAAAGACCATCTACCGTAAATTTGGCAAAATAAATAGCCCTCTCCTCTTCTGGAATAAGGGCTTTCTGTATGGCTTGTTCCCATCTAACAAGCCATGGTCTAATTGTATGAACCACAAAATCGATTGATTGATGTTCTATATTTGAAAATGTAGCTCTTTCAAGGTCTCCAATCAAATGTGGTGGCACTCTAAAGATTCTACAAATCTCATTAAGCTGAAACTTACGTGTTTCTAAAAACTGTGCATCATTTGGTGGAATACCTATCTCCTTATATTGCATCCCTTCCTCTAAAACTGCTATCTTGTGTGAATTCTGTACTCCTTTATAAACCTCTTCCCATGATTTTCTTAGCCTTTCAGGGTCTTTAACTATGCCTGGATGCTGAAGTATTCCCCCTGGTCTTGCACCATTTGAGAAAAACCTTGAACCGAACTCCTCCGTTGCTTGTGCAAGTCCTATAGTTTCTCTAGCCATGCTTATTGGAGATAAACCTGTTATTCCATTAAAGCTTAACCCTGAAATATGGAGTATTTGCTCTTGACTATAAATAACCTCTTCAGCTCCACCGTTATATTTATAAATGAGTTTATTTGTTAAGGGTTCTCTATCTATTCTCACGTAAGCAGGATGTAATGGCCAAAGTTCTGATATTTTATTGCCTCTTTTAGTTATCTGGGCATAAGCATTTCCCCATAAAAGCAAATGTGTCATCATAGTTTCTCTGAAAGAAAAACTGGTCATTTCACTGTTCGGCATATCATGAAGAACAGTATATAAAGGATGATAGTTTGCTTTTTCCTTACCTCGTGGAAGTCTTTTATATAAAGGCAATGGTAAGCTTGCTATTGTTTCTGCAATAACCCTCACACAAGCATAAACAGCAGTTGTCCTCATTGCTGTTTCTTCATTAACTATAACTCCTGCTTTATTGCCTATATTATAATCTTCTCCAAGTAAAAAAGCCTTCACTCTATCTGGTATAGGTGCGGCTCTTGCTTCAAATCTATTTGATAAAAAAGGGATTTTCATTGATTTACCTCCTAAAAATGTATATGAAAAAAGCACCTATCTAAATAGATGCTAAATATCTAGTGTATTTTAATTATGGAAATAGTGATAAATATGAATATGGTAATAACTTTACTCTCATAGTCTTGGTCCAAAATCTATCTAGATAGTCACAATGTTTTAAATAAACTTGACCAATCTCTTCTATGTTATTTTTTGAATTATAATCATTTGACTGGAATCCTAATACCTGTTGATTGTACAAGTTAACATATTCATCTATATTAGGTAAAACCTCTCTCAAAAAATCTATGTCAAAATCTAATTTTTCTTTTGGATTCATGTTTTTATATGCGTTTAAAATACACCTCATGTAATAATCTTGTCTAGTTCTCAAAGGTAAGTATTTTAAGTCTTCTAAGCTTGAATTTTCCTTTTTCTTACCTAATCCTTGAATACTAAAAACTATAGTAGAAGCAATTACTAAAAGTATAACTGCATGACTCTTATTTTTAATAAAATTTGGTCTTATTTTATTATAATTATTTATATTCTCATCATAAGTAATAGCCCCAATTCCACAAGTTGCCGCATACGCATCTGCGTCCATCTCCAGCACTTGACTCTCAATTGGATCTAATTCGTTCTTTTCGGAGTCCATAAACATATAGCATTCATTTTCATTATCCACAATATTGAGACTTTTTTTGTACCTTAAATGTCCATTAACTATATGACCTAATTCATGATTTATTATTAATTTTGTTGACAATTCCATTAAAATACCTAAGTACTCAAAAGCTTTTTCTTCACAATACTCTTCCTCCCATGAAACAATATTGTAAAAGGTAATATTTCCTTTGTAAAGAAGTACCTTTAGGATATCATATATTCTTTCAAAAACCTCACTGTGTATATTTATAGCATACTTTTCCTCACAAAGTTTACTATTTGCATTGAATTCTAAAGTATTTATAACATTATAGTCAATATCAACATTTTTATTAAAACTTTTTAAATTTTTTTGTGAATATATAATTGCAGATTCTATCAATTCTTTACATTTTATTTTGTAATCATCTGATAACATAACTTATTTCTTCCTCACTTTAATTTAAATCTTAATACCAATAATATCATAAGTGTATATTTTTTTACAATATTAAAATACCTCTGTTATCGTACACACTTTCCTTATTCTCATGTCGTATTGATCTATCTAATGCCATAATCAAAGCCACAGCTCCGTCAATCTTTTCAGTAGATTTCTCTTTATCTGGCTTAATGTTCCCAGCAGGATCTGTTCTTACATGAATGTTATCCATCATCCACTTGAGAACTGGATGCCCACCATGTGCTAATCTCTTTTCTAATGTTATTTTCATTAATTCCTTAGTAGGTGGACTCATATCCTTATAACCTTGTCCAAATGGAACAACCGTAAAGCCTAGGCCTTCTAGATTTTGGACCATTTGAACAGCGCCCCATCTATCAAAGGCTATTTCTTTAATGTTGTATTTTGTCCCTAACTCCTCAATAAAGCTTTCTATGAAACCATAGTGAATTACATTACACTCTGTTGTTTTAACCAAACCTTGCTTTTCCCAAACATCATAAGGAACATGGTCTCTTCTTACCCTAAGCTTTAGATTATCTTCTGGTATCCAAAAGTAAGGAAGAACATAATATTTATCATCATCAATTGTTGGCGGAAAAATTAACACAAAGGCTGTAATATCATTGGTGCTTGAAAGGTCAAGTCCACCATAGCACTCTCTTCCTCGAAGCTTTTCTATATCAATAGTAAAAGAACATTTATCCCATATATCCATAGGCATCCATCTTACTGATTGCTTAACCCATTGATTTAACCTTAGCTGTCTAAATATATTTTCTTCTGCTGGATTTTCCTTTGCACTTAAAATCGCAGTTCTTACCTTTTCTATATCAATTGTGTGTCCTAAAGAAGGATTAGCTTTGTACCAATTAGCTTCATCCTGCCAATTGTCATCATCCTTAATTCCATAAATGACAGGATAAAAAGTTGGGTCAAACTTTTTACCTCTTAAAATATCATCTGCTTTTTGATGTACTTCATAACAAATTGAATTTCTATCATTACCTGCTGTCGTTATCAAGAAAAAAAGTGGCTGCTTTCTAGCATCACCACTTCCCTTAGTCATAACATCATAAAGCTCTCTACCTGGTTGTGCATGAAGCTCATCAAAGATAACTCCATGTACATTCAAACCATGCTTTGTATATGCTTCAGCTGATAAAACTTGATAAAAACTACCAAGAGGCATATACACTAATCGCTTTTGTGATATTATTGGTTTTATTCTTTTCTTTAAGGCTGGGCATTGGTCCACCATATCAACAGCCACATCAAATACTATTGAAGCTTGTTGTCTATCTGCTGCACACCCATAAACTTCAGCTCCCCATTCATTATCTCCACAAGTTAAATAAAGAGCCAAAGCTGCTGCAATTTCTGATTTACCGTTCTTCTTGGGAATTTCAACATAAGCTGTGTTGTACTGTCTAAAGCCATCCTCTTTAACAGTTCCAAATAAATCTCTAATAATCCTATCCTGCCAAGGCAACAAATCAAAGGGCACTCCATGCCATACACCCTTTGTGTGTTTAAGATTATTTATAAACTTTACTGCTCTTTCAGCTTTCATTGCATCAAACATCTAATTACCCCATTCTTAATAAATCTTCCATTGGGTCTGAGGTTTCACTTGTAGCAGTTCCAGCATTAATTCTAGAGCGTGATGATGGTGTTAATCCAAACTCTGAACAGAAATCCTTCATAATTTTTAGGTATGTCTGTGCAATTGAAACCTGTGGTACCTGTTGAATATATCCTGATGGAGTTTTAAAAATAGTACCATGCTTTGATAAGAATTCTTCTGCCTCTTTCCATCTTGCATAGGCTTGACAGTAGCCAGCAAAGGCGGCTGTATCAACTTGTGTAAGAACACCAATTTGCTCTAAGGTCTTTGACATCCTTCTCCACTCTTTTTTAGCTTCAGGCTCAAGCCATGACGGACATTTTGAAGCTTTCTTTTCTGGCTTAGGTTCATTTATATTTAAAGGTCTTTTTCCTGGATTGCCTTCAAGCACCTTTAATGCTGTCGGTTTTGGCTTTCTTCCTCTTGTCGCCATGGTCTCACCTCGTTCTGTAATAAGAAAAAGAGCCTACTGCTGTAGACCCTTCATCATATTTTAACCTTTAATTCCTTTGTAATTATAATTACCTTTTCTTATTTCTAAATGTTCAGCTTCAACCGCCTCACTATAATCCACTTCTTGCCTTTCTTTGTCCTTACAAGAAAGGCAAATACAGTTCTCATTATACATTGACATTATTCTTCCCTTTTTAAGACTACCACCACACCTATCGCAGTGCTTTTGAGTAAAAAAACTATCTATCTTACAATTTATTTTTGATTGATTCTTAGCTTTTTTAAGTGTTACCTTAGGAATATCCCAATCTTTAAAGCCTTGAGAAATTGTATTATAATAATACTCCTGTGGCTCTGCTAGTCCTTTCTTTACCATTACATATACAAAGACTTCGTAACTCTTACCATTATCATCTTCAACAGTAACCTCTACTTTCGTATAAAGCCTTGGATAGCCTTCATAGACATCAAGGTTTTTGATATCTCTTGGTGAAACTTCATAAATTGCACCTTCTACTTCATCACCTTCGCTTTTTATAATGTCAGCAACTCTATTAAATACTAATTTGTAATTTTTAAGCCTTACCTTTGTAATTGAAACTGAATCTGGACACCTTTTCTTCATTTGAACCATGTTTAGGTTACTACCATAAGCAAAATATAACATTCTTTTTCCTACCTTCTATATTATTTCTACCATTAATCACTCAAAGTAAAAATAAGTTCAAGAACTATTTAGTACCACCTTCGGAATGGTACTGAGGGGATTTTATTCCCCTGCTGCTCTTCTTCCGTTTCTAAAGGCTGAATCCCCTTCAAGGTTTGCCAATAAATGAAGCCTTGCTGTTTGAAACTCTTCTCCTATAAGTCCAAGTCTTAAAAGCCAAGTTCTAAAGGTGTATTTTTCATTAGTGGTTTCTGTTTTCCTACAACTTGCACTTTTTTGAGTTAAAGCTTGGTGGCTTATTGCCATACAAAATTGTATGTAGGCTTTAATTTTTCCTGCATGAGTTGTCCCATTAAAAAGCCTAAATTCTACCGTGTTGCCTTGGAATACTGAATGAAGGTTCAAACCGTGGTATCGACTTCCATGGTAATGTGTTGTTCTACTTCTCATCCAACCTTCATACCAGAAATCCTCTAACTGTTTCATCTCTGTTGGCTTTCTTACTCTTAATCGTTCTAAGAAACTTTGGTTAACCTTCTTACAATATCGATTCTCTCTTTGGCTATCAACCTTTAAGGCTCTGTATATTAAATCCTCTTTGCTTGCCATTATATTTACTAGGTTTCTCAAGGTTTTTGCTGTAAATTTCTCTTTACCAATATGAATGTGTATTCCACAGCTAGGGTTTGCGAAAGCTCCTTCTTTTCTCAAAGTTCTTACAAGCTCCTGAATTTTTTCAATATCCTCATAAACACATATTGGTGATACAAGCTCAAATCTGTAGTTTGATGTTGCATCAACTATTCTGCCATTTTCCTTTCTTTGAGGATTCAAACTAGAATCATTTACAACCTTCCAAACTCTATTTGTTGAGTCTTTAACTTCCCATGCATCATAGCCTCCACCTACATATGTTTCTCTTGTTCCAAGTTCCTTTGCAATAACCTCTGCAGCTCTATGCCTTGTTATCCCTGTTAATTCAATCTCTATTCCGAAGGTTAGGCACTTCATTATTTTTACTCCTTTGTGTTCTTTTGGTACTCTATATATCACTCTAAAGACACACATTATCAAGTAATTTCTTACTTAGAAGTAAAAGTAAATACATAAGATAAAGACAAAGAAAAAAGACCGCAATTACTGCAGTCAATGCTTATATTTTATGCGTTTGTTGGGCTTCTAAAGGCGCTGTTTCCGCTTAAGTGCCTTAGCAATTGGCTCCTTGACTCTTTATACCTATTGCCTATGAATCCGAGCCTTAGAAGCCAAGTTCTGAATGTATATTTTTCATTATTTGCTGCAGTTGTTTTGGGTGAAGAATGTCTTAATGTTTTTGCATTATCATTTAAGGCTTGTGTTAATTGAAGGTATGCAAGCAGCTCATTTGGCTCTGCTTTTTCTTTAAAGAACTTAAACCCTATAGCTTCCTCTTCGAAATCAAAGTTTATTCCTTTGCATTTATCCATGCCAATTTCTAATATAGCTCTTTTAAAATCTTCAATTTCTATTAACCTAACATTATTAATTCCTTCAATGAATTCTTGGTCTACAATATTTCGTTCTATGCCAAGAGCTTTTTTAATAAGACTTTGCTTACTTGAAATAATATTTATAAGATTCCTAAGTGAAATTCCTCTATGATTATCCATTGAAATCTTTATCTCAATTCCAATTCCTTCAGCACCTATCCCAACTATTTTTGAATAAAGTTCTATTACCTCTGAAGTCTCCTCAATCTCATAAACTGGTGTGATAATTGCTCCATTTCTATCAACTATAAAGGTTTCTCCCTTTTGTGTTTGGATTTCAAAATTAAAGCTTGGTGCTCCTAAATACCTTGGTTCTACTCCAAAGAAGTCGCCTATAACCTTTGAGGTTGTTTTTCTTTCAAGTCCTTTTACTGTCAATATTAACTTGTACTGATTTTCTTTCACTTTCAGTTCCTCCCTGTACTTTTGTTATTACATATATCACTCTAAAGTACAGAATAAGCAAGTCTTTTATAAGCTAAAAAAGCCCCAGCTTTAGGGCTTTCTTCTACTTCTCTATCGCCGTATACCTTGGGTATGTGTAAACTTCTGAATCACCTAAAACGCACTTCTTTGTTTTTGAATTTTTAAATCTCCCTTTTCATTACATCCTCTTTCGATATCCAGAACTAATTCGTTGGGAATTTTTTTATAATAGCTATTAAATACTTACGTTTGTTTTAAGTGTTTTTACTTGATAATTACTTCACCATTTCCGATGATTACAATCCTGTACTCAGGTTTCAGTGGAAGTAAATCATAACCTTGAGAGTTTGGTTCTAATCTAACAGCCTGTAATATTCTTTGATCTTCATCTAAAAGAGTTACATATACTGCTTGGTTATGCGAAACATTCTGAATAATATACAAATTACCAGGTGAAACATTAAAATTAGATAACTGATAAACTCCTTCTTTGAAGTTAGTAACCGCAGATACATGTATTGTAAAAAATACATTAAATATCAAAAACATTAAAACTAACTGCTTAGTGAAATTTTTCATTTTTACCACCTTTTATTTTATATTTATATACACATAGCATAGTCAATTAACCAGAAATAAATACTTCTCCGTTTCCAACTACAGCAATTCTATAAGTCGGTCTAAGCGGAACTAGATTATAATTTCTTGTTCCAGGTTCTAAGCGTATATATTGTATTGCAACTTGATTTTCATTAAAAACAAATATAGATGCATTTGTTTTTGAAATGTTTTGAACCCTGTAAAGACTTTCGAGTGAAAAACTAAAATCAGCTACTTTATAAACTCCTTCTTTAAAAACATTAGAAGCATATGCAGGTATCGTATTAATCGTAGTGTATACAAGGCATGATAGGATAATTAGTAAAATAGCATATTTTTTCATTTGTATACCACCTTACATGATGATTTAATATCTCAATTTTTATTATCCTAATAAAAACAAATTATATTCACTAAAGATATAATTTTTATTTCATCTTCTAAAAAAGCGCCATACGCTATATGCTTAAGATTATATACAACTTCCATATATAGAGATATAACAATATGTAATTAATAATTACATATTCCTATATTTTCCTCACGCTATTTTTTAGTTTTATAAGCTAGAAAAGCCCCAGCTTAAGGGCTTTCTTCTACTTCTCTATTGCTGTATACCTTGGATATGTGTAGCCTTCTGAATCAACTAAAATGCTTTTCTTCGTTTTTGAATTTTTAACTCTTATGCATCTTAGCTCTCCCTTTGCATTACATCCGCCATCCTCTTCTTTTATCCAAGGCTGATCTTTTACAAAATCCTTTGTAAATTCTTTAAATTCATCATCGCTTAACTCAATTTCTTTTGTAACTTCGTAAGCTGTTCCTTGAACTGCATCAACTTTTGCTTCTTTTGTTAACGCCTTAAGCTCCTTTAGGTTTAAAACCTTTCTTCCAAATAATGCTCTCATTTTAAGCCCTCCATGTGTTTTTTCGTTATACTATATATCACTCTAAAACACATATATAGCAAGGCTTTTATTCACTTTTCTGAACATCTTTTAAAGGTCTTTTCACACCACCCCTAAGAAGAAAAACTTCTTCATCTGACCCAACTTGCTCAATATATCTCTTTACTGCTACATCCACAAATCTTTCATCAAGCTCAATTGCATAACAAATTCTTTCTGTTTGTTCACAGGCAATAATGGTTGTTCCACTTCCTGAAAATGGCTCAAGTACTATGCAATTTGTTAGACTTGAATTTTTAATTGGATATGCTATTAACGCTATTGGCTTCATTGTACTATGAAGCTTACTCTTAGAAGGCTTATCGAACTCCCATACAGTAGTTTCCTTTCTACCTGCATACCAATTGTGTTTACCTTTTTTCTTCCACCCAAAAAGGCAAGGTTCATTTTTCCATTGGTATGGACTACGACCTAATACTAAACTCTGCTTAACCCACTGGCATACCCCTGAAAGATAAAAGCCTGCGTCCTCATAGGCTCTTCTAAAAATAAGACCTTTTGTATCAGCATGAAATACATATATGGAGGCATCATCTGCCATACAGTTAGACATATTTGTAAAAGCATTGAGTAAAAATTTATAAAATTCATCATCCTTTAAGTTGTCATTTTTAATTGTACCTTGACTACCATCATAAGCGACTCCGTATGGGGGATCTGTAACTACTAAATTTGCCTTCTTGCCCTCCATTAAAACCGCATAAATTTTAGCTTCTGTACTATCTCCACAAATAAGCCTATGCCTACCTAAAAGCCACACATCTCCTTGCTTTGAAATTGTAGGTTCTTTTAAAGCCTCATCCACATTAAAATCATCTTCCTTAACTTCCTTATCATGAACCTTTGAAAACAAATCTTCTATTTCTGCAACATCAAAGCCTGTAAGTGAAACATCAAAAGTTCCACCCTTCATTAAATCCTCCATAAGTTCTGCTAATTTAGGAATATCCCATTCCGTTTCCTCTTGAATTTTATTATCCGCTATTAAATACGCATCTGCTTTTTCTCCCTCAAGATCAAGAAAAATAACTGGTACTTCATTAATACCAGCCTTTTGTGCAGCTTTACATCTTGCATGACCTGCAAGAATATATCCATCTTTACTAACTAGAACAGGATTTGTCCACCCATATTCTTTTATACTTTTCACTAATTTATTAAGTGCTGAGTCTGGATGCACCCTTGGATTTCGTGGATGTTCTTTAAGTTCTGATATTTTTACATTTTTAATTTCCATTGCGTTTAATCCTCCATAATCTCTCTTTGATTAAAAGAGATACAATCGCCCAGTCTTTCACAATATCAAAAATAATTCTTTGTTGCCTTTCTACAATTGGGTGACAGTGACTACATAACACTACTGTATTTTCTATGCTATTCACTCCACCTACTCTCACAGGAATAATGTGATGTAATACTAAATTCTTATTACTAAAACACCTAGAACATAATTGTTCACTTCTTAATTTCTTACTTAGCTTATTCCAAGCAAAATTATATGGATAATTCTCGTGTACTCTCAATTTTTCAGCATTTTCTCTTAAAATAGGTATCATTATGCCTTTAACAGAATCCCATCGCTTTGATGTAGCCTCACCTATTTTTTCTTTTGTTTCTTTTGAATGATAATTATTACCCAAAAGTTGTTTTCTCTTTTTTAAAGATTCACTTACTTTCTTACGAAACAATGGATCTTTGTTTTTAATTACAATGTCTTCTCTGCTTTTTTGCCATTCATTTTGACAAGCACAGCAGCAAAAAAAATGATTAGGAATTTTTCCTTTAGCATAATACCTAACTCCCTTAGTACCACATGTTTCGCATATATAATCTACTCTCATAATATCTAGTCCCTATTCTGAATATTTTATTAATGATTAATCCTTACTTAAAAATGCCATACCTATGTTCTACAGAGCATTTTCTACTACAATATTTTCTAGTTCTATTCCCATAGGCTTTAAAGTCTTTTCCACAATATAAACAAACGAAAGAGTACCAAGCACTTTCTCTTCTATCTTTCTTGTCTTGGTTTTCATACCACCATTTTCTTCTACAGCTATCAGAACAAAATCTAGCCTTTCGTCCTCGTCTTTCTAAAATATTAATAGGCTCTCCACATCTTTCACAGCTTGTCTGTTTAGTAGGTATTTCCTTTTTACTTTCCATTGGCACAGACTTTCCGTAACCTAGAAAACCTCCAAGACCATTCCTCTTACATAAATCCCTTACAACATCTCTATTGATTTTTACAATACCTGAAATACTCTTGTATCCATAGCCTTTTTTACGAAGCTTTAAAATATCATCTTTTTGCTCTTGATTTAACATTGTTTTCACCACCTAAATGTCTTTTGGAAAACACTTTAAAACCATTGTTAATTCTAAGGTTGCACCATTTCGCAAAATTTCCCCTCCCGCCCTCTAGAAAACTGCGATTTTTAACGTAAAGGGAACCACCCGACCTTTGGCTAAGAGGTTGTAAGGATTTAACTCCCCCTCCCCATCGCAAAACTATCTGTTGGAGTAGGAGTAAACAACATTCTTTCTACCAAACCTACCATCTTCTTTTGCTGTCTTTCTATCATGACACTGCTTACATAAGGCTTGCCAGTTGCTCTGGTTCCAAAACAAATCTTCATCACCTTTGTGAGCCGTAATGT